ACTAGGGCCTTGAGCTTGTCCATTTGCTTCTTGTGGTTGTTGTTGTGCATTTAATCCTTTTAACATTTCGGCAAATATAGCCGCATCATCCATATCATTTACTAATGTTTCAGGGTCTATATCCTGTGCTATAGCTAATTCTCTTATTAGATTAGGTATTTTAATAAATGGTGCTAACATAGGGTTAGACACAGTTTGTAATAATGAAGTTAAACGCTGTGACCTAACTTCTTTTTGCATAACACTAGACACTCCTCTAGGTTTAATTTCTAAGTCTCCTACAATTTCTGGGTTATCCATATTAAATTGCATATTCCATTGAAACATTGCTTCACCTAATGGTTTTAGTAAGAAATCATCTATATTTTTCATAACTGTTTTTATAGATAAATTAGCTCCACTTAATAACATTGAAAGACCAGATGCTGTTCTTCCTGTTCCCGATACTCCTGTTTGTCCATGCATAACAGAAGGTATTCCTGTTTCTTCATCTGCAAGTTGTCTTGCTTGCATGTACATTTGTAAATTTTCTGGTGCTGTATTAGGAAATTTTAAACCATTAATAGCTGTTCCTGTAACACCACTTTGTCTTCTAAATATTTTACCCGGAAATATATCCATATTTTGACCCGGAACTAATGATGCTTCATCAACATCAAAAACTAAATTACCTGCTAATGCTAAATTATCAATAGCCATTCTAACATGACCATTCATAAGTAATTGTGCATCTTCCATATTTTCTGGTATACCAATACCAAATAATTGATAAGGGTTTATTTCATACGGAAAAGCTTGATAAGGTAAGCGTGATGGTGTAAATGGATTTAATACAGTTCGTAAAATTTTTCCATTGCATATCCAAGCATTTATTTGTACTTGTTCTAATGCATTTGTTTTTTCTGGTAAGTCTAAACCAATTAATGATGCAGTATATAAATCTATTGTTCCCCAATACTCTAATACTTCGTATCTATCAGAAGTTGTACCTTCACCATAATTTTGTTTATCATATGTTTGAATAATATCTTCATAGTACTCAGTAGTATAATTACCACCCATTTCTAAACATGATATAATTGCATCAGAATCAAAATGAGGCATATTCATTAAATCACGCATTTGAGAGCGTGTAAATTTATGTCTTTCAATTACATAATCACAATCATCTAAAGATGTAGCTGCAGGGTCTGGGAAAAAATCCCAACATGAAACTCCTTCTATTTTTGGTACAAGTTTATCATAAGGTGCATAAGTTCTTTCACCTTCTTCGTTAGACCATTTATGAATTGTTTTATTATACCCTAATGGGCCTTTTATAATTCCTGTTCCTAGTAAAACAGATTCAAATATAGAATGACGTAATACATTAACCCCATTATTTTGTAATAATTGGTCATGCATTAATTTTTCCATACGTCTTGCTGTTTCTTTAGCAGGACTTATTTGAGGGCCACCGTGTCTAGTTTTTCCTTCTAATAGTGTAACTCCTTCGTACTCAGATGCTAAACCACCTAATTTATTTTTAGGTGTAGCTTCTGTCATTCCGGGTAGTAACTCACTATCATCACCTTCAAATCCGTAAGGTGATTTAATTTGTTCTTCTCCCGGTGCAGGAGTATGCATTAAATTTGCAATACCTTCTGGTACAGGAGTTGATTCTACTGTTATAGGAAAATTTTTATTAGCAAATAAAACATCAACAATTTGACCATAAGCGGCTAAAGTTTTTGTTTTTGTTATTTTAATAAAGACTCTACTTTTTTCGCTGTCTCTAAACTGAGTTGTACTGTCATACACACCACGATAATTTTTATAAGCCCTAAGCCATCGTGATTCGTGTGTTTGTCTAGATGTTTTTGAATCATTATATTTTGATTCAATATATCCTACTAATGAAGGTACTTCATCAGACGCTACAGTAGACGTAGCATCAGTTTTTTGATTTACGTCTTCTTGTGCCATTATATATCTTTGTTTTTGTTTCTAGTATGCTTTTTGTTTGTCTGCATTTAGAATTGAACTATCTAATGGTGCAGATTTAGCTGTTGGTATTGCTTGAATAATTGGATTTGCATCACCTTCTTTTATTTCTTCTTTAAAATCTGGTTTCATTCTAGTTAATGGAGCATCAGCTCTATCAGCTTTAATTTTATCAGAACTCATTATATAGCTTGCATCGTAGTTATAGTTATTATCTGGCATATTGCCTCCTTTTATTTAAATTTTGGTTTTCGTGTTGAGTTGCTATAGACTTTACCTCCCATAGCATAAGGTTTTCTTTTTATTTTACCCCCAGTTTTATATGTTTGAGGTTTAGCTGTACCCGGTAGGGGTGAGCCCATAATTGTACCTTTCTCCATAACTTCGTTATATTGATTCTTCATGTCCATAACTTGAAGGGGCACAAATACTTTAGGTGCAACTTTATTTATTACTTTACCCATTTTTGTAAATGTGTTATAAGCACCTCTTAAAAATGTTTTAAAAGCTTTTTGGTACTCGGGTTTATTAAATTGAGTTACTTCTTCTATTGGCCCAAATTGATTTAGTTTAGCTCTTACATTAGATTTCGTAAGAGTTTTTTTCATGTTATCAGCTTCAGATGCATCAATTTTTCCCTCTTTAACACCTATGTCTAATTCTTCAATAGTTTTTGATACTCCATGTATTTTTGCATTGTAAGCTGCATTTTCAAATAATTGATAGCCTCGTAAATTAAAATTAACTTTATTACCTTGTGCTTTTACTGCGTCATAAGGTGTCATAGAAGTTACTGTTGATGTAAGAGGGGGTTCAACTCCTGCTACTTTTGCTGCATTATTAAGTAATCCTCTTAATGAATTTCTTGATAATTCTGATAAATTAGGATTTATTTTTGCCGTTACTTTTTGAGTTTTTAAATCCGTTTTTAAATCTTGTTTAACAGTAGTAACTTTTGGTGTTTCTTTTTTAAGTTGGTCTTTTACTTGCTGTCTAAATAGTTTTGATTTTTCACTTGTTTTAATTTTATTTTTTTCTGTAACTCTATCAGTATACTCCTTTTTAATTGAAGTAACCATATTATTTAACTCAAGAAATTGTGTTTGACTTAAATTTTTATTATTTAATATCTTTTTCATATTTTTATTATATGAAGATAAATGTTTTAAAGCTGCAGGACTAGTTAAAGTTCTTTTTAATGTACTTTTATTAAAAGTATCTATAACTTCTATTTGAGCCTGTCTTAAAAGTTGAGCAAATTTTATTTCATCCATATTTAATAACCAAATGTTGCATCGCTAGGCGTAAAAGCAACTCTATCCTTTATTCTGTTTAATGCCGTGTTTAATGTTGGTTGATTAGATTGCCTCGTCATAATCATGTATCGTAATGCATCATATGCATGGTCATCTGCTTTTGTATCTACATCTTCTGGGTTTATCTTTGATGTAGGTATACTGGACATTGTTCTAATTAAATTGGTACAAGTTGTAAATATTTTTAATTTTGGTTCTGCTGTCATTGGATTTATTGCTAATCTTCTATGAACTTCTACTTTACCAGAAATTCTATCTCTATCAGCAGGTAACCAACGAACACCATTTCTTATCATTGTTTCAGCTATACTAGGGCCTAAACCCACTCTGTTCCAACAACTCGTATCTAAAATACATAAAGACATACTAGGGTCGTTTCTTTCCATTTCTAGTATCATACCGGCTAAAGCTTCACCTGTATAGCCTGCTGAGTATAACTCACGATAGATATAAATATTTCCATCGAAGTCTATTGTACCCCATAATACACAAGAGGGAGAAGCATAACCATAATCAGCCGCTCTAAATCTTTGCCATCCTATAGGAACCTCAAAAGGTTCTATAACATGCAAATGTTTTGAGAACTCTGGAAAAGCAGCTCCTTCTGCAACTTCCCAATCTCCATCTAGCAACCGTTTTCTTTCTACATCTGGTAGTGAACGAAGCATAGCTTCATATTGACCATCTAGCATTAAGTACGGGTTATCTGTTAATCTAGCAGGAATAAACTTTCGCTGAAAAAGAGGTTGTCCTGCTTTATCATGTTTTTCCGGCCATCTAAAAACCTCGCCAGAGTCTATATCACCCGCTGCAAACGCTTCATAGGGCGGTGAGGGGTCTATATACATTTTTTTAACCCACCATCCACCTAAACCTCCCGGGTTAGCTGTACACCGCATATAAGGTGCTATATCTGGGTTTGTTGTTCTTAATCGAGAACGTAAGTACTCCCAAACATAAGGAGTAGGGTAATGTGTTATTTCGTCTATACCAATCCAATTAAATGCTTGACCTTGATACCTTGTTACATCTTTATCTCTATCTAGATAAGAAAACCATGCAGTTGCTCCACTCGGGAATACCCACATTGATTTAGCTTCTTTAAATACTGCTCCCGGAAACGCTTTCGGGTATAACTGCTTGCTTTTATCAATTAATTCTGTTAGTTCGTCTAGTGTTCTTCTAATTAATAAGGCACGATGGTCAGTTAAATGAGCATATCTAAGCAAATCAGCTAGTAATGCGTAGGATTTACCACCACCGGCGGCTCCACCATATAATACATCTCTTTCTGGAGATGCTAAAAAGTCTGTTTGTGGCCCCTCATTAGGCTTAAATATAATATTTTCTTGTTCTACTTGCTCTTTTACTGCTTTAGGTGCTACTTTTAAGTCATTTTCTGTTAAAGCAGCAGGATTCTTACCCGTTAAAGTTCCTTCTATCTTCTTTAGACCAGATTCTATGTATCTAACCTTATCTTTTTGT